GTCGTGGTTCGGAGTGCCACGCAACACGACGGTCGGGGCCACGTTGGAAAGCCGCCGGATGTGGTCTATGGCTGTCCGGCTCTCGCGGAGACCTCTGTCCGACCATACGCGGGCCTGATGGAAAATGTCGCCAGAGACGACGATAAGGTCCGGCCGGTGCTCCTCCGCGTACATCGCCTGAAAATCAAGGCAGCGGCAGATGTCCTGAAAACGGGCATTCTGTCCGCCGACCTCTGGCCCGGGGAAACTGCCGATGTGCCAGTCTCCGGTGTGCAATACTTTCAGCATCACATATCCTCCCTGAGCAGCTCTTTGATGATGTCGTCGAGCTTGCCGCGCCGCGCTGCATCCGCACGAGACTTCGCGCACTGAATATTCCTCATTTCATCTTCGGTCGGAACCTGCGCGTAGACCTTGTGGCCAGAGCTGATGCTGAACGAAATGTAGTCCAGCGCGAGCTTTGCGAGCTCGGTGCGGTCCGGGCTGCGGAACGTCCCGATAGGGCAGCAGGTGCGCTCGGCGTTGGTGTAACGTCCGCCGCCGGAAATAAAGATGGTCGCCATGAGCTGTGCCTCGTGAGGGATTGTTTCAGTCTCCTTGACCTCAAACATTGCCACGTTGTCCGAATTGACGGCGACCATGCCGTCCTGCGAAAGAATCATCATAATCATTTCCTCCATGTATGGTTTCTCTGGCAGTCGCGGCAATAAGCCACTCCGCCGAAATGCTTGCGGCTGTACTCTGCTACGTCGAGGCCGACCTGCTTACCGCAGTCCGCGCAGAACTCGCTGTCGCCGTTCCGGCCCTGCTGTCGGTTGCTCGGCGTGGGCTGCTGCTGGCGAGGCCGCTGCGCCGGTCTCTCGGGCTGCTGCTCCTGCTGGGGCTGCTCCTGTCCGACCTCAAAATCCGGCTCCGGCTGCACATAGCCGTCGTCGTCATCGTCCACATAGACCGTGTGGCTGGTTTTCGGGCGGCTGCCGTACAGGTCATTCGCCGCGCCAAACATGGACTTTACCGCCTCCTCACGGACGGTCGGATTGTCAAGGTTCGGGACGAGGTAAGCCACAACAAAGGGCTTTCCGAACTCCTCGATAAGGTAACTGGACTTAATCTGCATCGCGGTGCGGAGGGCGCGGTTGAGAGCCTTGCTCTCGCACATCTCGCTGCGGAACTTCATAAATTCTGCCCGCTGCTTCTCTGTCATCCCAGCCGTCACATCATCCACCGCAATTTCCTTATGGGCGACGATGGTGACGTTCTCGCCGGTGAGCTGCGGGACGCTGATTCGGACCTCGTGCTTGACGTCCTTGTTGGGGCAGTCTCCGCAGCGAATCGGCTTTCCGATGCTGCGGTTGACCTCAGCGCACTTCTGGCAGGTGGACGGGACGACCGGGCGGCTGGAAAGAATCTTGATGCCTGCAGCTCGCATGAGCTTGGTGAGACCCTTTTTGGTGAGGGCGTACTTGGCCGGGGTCGCTTTGTGGACGTACCCCTTGCTGTCGCGCCACTCGTCCTTGGCTTTCTCCATCTCATAGATTTCGCCGTCATTGAGGTCGGTGCTGATTTTCACGGAGTTCATCACCGGCTTTTGGATGTCGGCAATCTCCGTCACGGTCTGCATCGGGACGAGGAGGTTGTACTGCGCGGGCGGGTACTGCTGCGCAATGGTGAGCGCAGCGTGTTTGTTTTGTTCGTTCATGGTTCACGCTCCTGTTGACTTTTGATGTGGAGCGAGATACAATAGGCTTGTCCGACAAGAGGGTCGCGCTTTCGAGCGCGGCTCTTTTTTTATGCCTGTGTATCCGGCTCCTGCTGCTCTGCCGCTGCTGCGGCCTCCTGCTCGTCCAGCTCCTTGAGCAACTGGGTGATGGTCTTGCCCGTCTCCTTGCGGCAGCAGGTCGAGCCCATACCGACGCGACGGGCAGCCGCGCTGCGCAGCTTGCGCGAGCATCTGCCGCAGAGGCAGAAAAGGTTCTGTTCAGCCATGTGGTTCACCTCCTTTCAGTGGTCCTTGAGCATCTTGAAGAATGCGTTGTTGATGACGTGGAACGCAAGCAGCGTGACGCCGAGCACGATAAGCCACTCGCCACCAAAGGCGAAGTAGCCGCGCGCGGCGTAGCTGGCCGGAATGAGTGCCAGCGCGGCGATGAATCCGCAGATACCGGCCGAGAGGACCTCTGCAATCCAGATGGCCGCAATGAGAATCGCTCTGTGAATCTTCCAGTTCATTTAGTGCTCCTTTCTCTTGAGGGCCTGCGCCGTCTCAATGACTGCGCGGCTGTATTTGCTGCTGTGCTGGCCCTTGCTCCACGCTGATTTCATGCCGCTGTCGCCCATGTTGTAGGCCATGAGAGCCTTGTCCGGGTCGTCGTACTTTTGGAACGCCTGCCCGAGGATGTATAGGCCAGCCTCGATGTTCTGCTCCGGGTCCATCACATCCGTAATTCCGAGCTCCTCGTAGAGCCAGCGGTGATTGCAGATGTTAATCTGCATGAGGCCGAAGTCTCCGGTGTCGCTGACCGCATCCGGCTGGTAGCTGCTCTCCCGCTCGATGACGGCGAGGGCGATTTCAAATGGGACGTCCTGCCGCTCCGCCTGCTCCCGGATGTACCGTTGCAGCTCGTCGCTCATGGGCACGTCGTAGAGGAGCTCCGGCTCCTGTTCGGCCTCTGGCTGCACCTCCATGTAGGCGAACGTCACATATTCCGTTGCCGGTGCTGCTGCTGTCTGCTGTGCGAGGTTTGCTGCGGCCGTCGTCGCGCAGGAATAAGCCGCAATGAGTGCGGTGACTGTGCAGAAAAACGCAACGGCCGCAATCTCCATCTTTCTTTTAAGCGCATCCATAATCAGGTGTGGCGGCTGCCGTGAGCGAGCCGACCGTCCTCCGTGCGACGCGGTTGAGGATTTCTTTGACCTCTCCGCTCGTCCGGGTCCGGCAGAAGTCGTCGCAAATCTTGATTCGGGTGTTCCCGATGGTGAAGTCCTCCACGACGTTCCCGCTCTGCTTCGCCTCCAACACTTTTTACACCTCCTGTTTTCCGAATTGCTTTCTGTAAATGAGCTTCAAGGTCTGAGCCTTGTTCGTTATCTCGTCGAGTACCTCGAGGTACTGCTCCATGCGCGGCTTTTCTTTCGCGTCGATGACGCCGTCGGCCGCGATGTCGATGATTCCGTCCTTGACCTCCGGTAACGACTTCATTGCCGAAATGAGCTGCAATGTGACCCGCTCGAGCTCTTCCAGCTCAATCGGTGAAATCGTCCCGATGCCGAGCGGGCAGAGGTGCGAGCAGAAATGGTTTTGCAGCTCCGGCGCGTTGTAGGTGTCCGACAGCATCAGGACCTCCTCCGGATGCGGGTTGATGGTTCCGAGCTCGATGTTGGCGAGCCGTGTCCGGTCGATGCCGGTCACCTCTGACGCACCCTCTCTGCTGCCTAACCGGTCGTTCCACGATGCCGCTGCGATTCGTGCCTTGTAGAACACGTTATCTGCGGCTTTCGTTGCCATTTTAGGCATTTATCCCGTGCCTCCTTTCGGTTAAAATATTTACAAGGAAACGCCAAATGTTTGCTTTTGGCGTCATCATTTCGCATCAATGACGCAAAACGGGTCGCTTCGGGTTAAAAAAAAGGTCGTCGTAGGGATAGCCGAGGGCCTGCTTGATTTTCAGGCTCAGCTTGAGGGACGGATTCTTGTCTCCGCTCTCAATCTGTGCGTAGTGGCTCCGGCTCACGCCCAGTCGCTCGCTGAAAGTCTGCTGGGTATAGCCTGCGCCCTCTCGGAGCGTTTGCAGCTTTTTCCGCATTCCGCCTGTCTCCTCCTTTCTGTGTGACCCTTTTGGGGTCTTTCTGTGGTTTATTATAGTCCCTAATTGGGTCAAAGTCAAGTTTTTTCAAAAATTTTTTGCTATTTATGACGCAGTTAGCGTCATTTGTCCCCGTGAGGGGATTTTTGTGATACAATATAAAAGTCTTAGGGAGGTACGTCTGTATGGATAAGTTTTCTGAACGGTTGGTCGCGCTCCGCAAGGAGAAAGATTTGACGCAGGCAGAGTTTGCCCGCCTCTGCGGCAAGCAGCGCACTACGGTCTCCGGCTACGAGACCGAGGGCAAAGAGCCAGATTTCGCCCTGCTCTGCCAGATGGCGGACTATTTCGGGGTAACCACTGACTATCTGCTGGGCCGCGAGGATGAGCGCGCCCACGGTAACGAGGCGTTCCGTCAGGACAACGCAAACTTCAAGCGCAGATATGACGCCCTCTCGAAAGAGCTCCGCGTCGTCGTCTCCTCGACGTTCGATTCGGTCTATGTGCTGCTCTCCCGGTGCATGAACGCGCAGAACGCAGCAGAGCTGGCCCTGTACCGCGAGCTGTTCTCTGAGCTGCAAACCGGTCGCGGCGAGATAAAGAGCATCCTCGCTGATTGCGGGGGAGACCTGGCAGATGCTTTCCCGCAGATTATGGAGAAGCAGAACACGCTCAAGGCCAAGACCGCCTCTATTCTGGATAGCCTCTTGCAGGCCGATGTTGCGGCCTTAAAAGACAGCAACAAGTAACCTATTGGCCTGCGCTCCGGCGCGGGCCTTTTTGTTTGGAGGTCATCATGGAGCAGTATCTCATATACCTGCGCAAGTCTCGTTCCGACCTCGAGGCAGAGGCACACGGCGAGGGCGAAACGCTCTCCCGGCACGAGCACACTCTGCTCGAGCTGGCGAAAAGGCAGCATCTCAACGTGACCGATATTTACCGTGAGGTCGTCTCTGGTGACACCATCGCTGCCCGCCCAATGATGCAACGGGTTCTCTCCGAGGTCGAGCAGGGCGTCTGGTCCGGCGTCCTCGTCATGGAGGTCGAGCGTCTGGCGCGCGGCGACACCATCGACCAAGGCATCATCGCGCAGACATTCAAGTTCTCCGGGACAAAAATAATAACCCCTATAAAAACGTATGACCCTGACAACGAGTTCGACGAGGAGTATTTCGAGTTCGGCCTGTTTATGAGCCGCCGCGAGTACAAAATCATCAACCGCCGGTTGCAGCGCGGTCGCCTCGCCTCCGCCAAAGAGGGCAAATGGCCGTCCGGTCTAGCTCCC